GCTTCCGCGAGTCGCCGCTCTCGTACTGGACCCAAGTCTCCTTGAAAGTTCCGAGGTTGAACACGGCGAGTTGCCCGGCCTTGCGTCCGGCTTCGAGGGCGTCCTCGGCCCTGTCTGGCGCAAACCTCGTAGATATGTCGATGTAGAAGTCGTCTCCGGCTCTCCAGCCGCCAACGTACCGATCGGGGTTGTCGAGCACGTCTTCGTTCTCTTCGAGCCACGACGCGAATGCGTCGCGTCCTTCTCTCGTTCTGATCTCGCTGGCCCTGATCTGTAGCGACCGGCGGCTGTCGTTTTGAAACTCGCTGACCATGATTCCGTCCGACGGCGACTCGGCAGAACTCGGGTCGAGCGTGAAGCCATCTGGGTTCTGCGAAATCTTGTCGAGCAGTTTCTCGACGTCGTCGTCGCTGACGCGTCGCGATGGTGTCTTCGTCGCAGAGGGTGGCCTATCGGAGGCGACAGCACCGCCGCCGCCGCCTGTGCCATCAGCCTGACACTGATTCTTCGGACCGAATCGGCCGCCGTCGTCTCGCCCGCAGTTGTCTCCGAAGACACGCTGCTCTGCCTCTTCCGGAGACCTCGCCTCGATGAGTTTCTCCGAGGGAATCACCCACAGTTTGCAGATGCCGTCCGGATTGATCCCGCCCTTGACGATCTCGCACGCGCCGCCTTCTTCGTAGTACACGCAATTGCGGCATACCATTCCGCGATTCGCGAACGGCGAACGAGGCGAGTAGTGAGCGTCGACCTGCGTCCACCGGCCCTGCTTCCTCGCGATCTCCTCCTGAGCCTTGTAGAGCGCCTCGCTCTGCGGCGTGAGCCCTCGGCTCTCCTCGACCGCTGGCTTCTCCTCCGCCGGCTTGAGTGTCGACGCCTCGACGCCAACCTCGTCGCCCGTCTCCTCGTCGACGACGAGAGCGAGCGGTTTGCCGGGCTCGACCTCGATCTTCTCGCCCGACTTGAGATCGAGCGTGCCTTTCTCCATCACATGCTTGACGCGACCGAACTTGCCCTTCGCGTACTCGACGAGTGGCTCGGCCTTCTTCTCGGACGGCTTGCCCTGCTCGGCCTCCATCGGAGTCTTGCCAGTCTTGACCTCCGGAAGACTCGGGACACCTCCGGCGGCCTCGGGCGGAGGTCCGGGCATGCCGGGCATGCCGCCGGGTTGCTCCTTGGGCTTGAGTGCCTCCTCGATCGGCTGAAGGTTCATCGCGACCAGATGGTGATCGCCGATCTCGCCCATGGGAGGCAGATTCTCGGCCCTGCGGCACTCGTTGTGCGTCATCAGGCCGAGGTTGAGCATCGTGGAATAAAACGCGGCGCGAGCGTTTGAGTTGCCTCGCATCAGGCCGCGTGTGTCGAACTCAGCGAAGAACACGTCGTCGTTGTAGATCAGGCTGCGGGAGATCGCGCTCTCGATTCGACGCAGCCACGGCACGAGCGTGTACGTCACGAACTCTTGTCCGTTCTCCTCGATGCTGCCGGACGACTGGCCCTGAATCAGCGAAAGAGGCAACCTATAGACCCTCGCGATCTCCTCGGACTGGAAGCGTCGCGTGGATTCGTACTGGCTCTGCTCTGCATTGAAGCCGACCTGCTCGACACGGAGCCCGTTGGTGAGGATCGCTGTTCGGCTCGCTCGATCGACGCCCCTGTGAATCCTCTCCCAGTTGTCGCGAAGACGCTCGGCCGCTTCGGGAGAAAGCGAACTGTCCGTCTGGAGCACGATCCCCGGGCGAGCGGAGTTCGCCCAGAACCTGCCGGCGTGAATCTCGCAGGCCCTCGCAAGCGCGATCGCCTCGCGAGCGATCTCCACCGGGACCATGCCCTTGATGCCGTCCGGCTCCGGAGTCCACCGGACGTGCATGATGTCGTCCTGAGTGTATTTCTCGGCGTGGCCGTTCTCGGGATTCATATACGAGTACCGCAGCCGGCCGTTCTCAAGACGCTCCACGTCCATGTTCGACGGGTGAAGGTTGTCTAGCGCCGACACGGCCCCATACCTTCCCGACCGAATGCGGCTATAAGAATTACCCCAGAGGGTAAGGTTCATAACCATCTGCTCGAAGAACTCGAACTTGGTCTGCCATTCGTTCGGCGCGAACGACAAGACCTTGTAGAGAGGAATGTCCGAGGCGAGTTCCTTGTACCCGTCCTTGGTGCGGCGATAGACGTGCAAAGGCATGGCCGCGATGGTCTCGGCCAGAATGCGACACGCGGCGAGCACGACAGTGCTCTGGAGGGCCGTGTCCGGCGTGATCCGGATGTCGGCGGACGTCTGCGTCTTGCCAGTGAAGCCGTCTTCTCCGAAGAGAAGATTGTTCCAGTACATGGAGCGAATCTCGGGCTCCGCGTGCCCGCGTTCCGGTGTCCAGACAATGTCGGACAAGACCCGCTCTTCGCTCATAGCACGAGAATCTCCGGCTCGGGAGTCTTAGCGGCGGCCTCGGCGTCGCTGGCCCCGGCAAGTGCCATGACGAGCGCGACGATGCCGTCAACTCGGGCAGGGCTTGTGCTGGATGGCTTCACGACCTTGATGTACCCCTCGGCCGACGTCTTCGTCACCGCGTTGCCGGCCATCCAGTTGATGATCGGGTTGTCTTGCGTTCTCAGCCGGCCCTGACTGATCAATGTTTCGAGCAGACGCGTCGATGAGTTCATCGAGGCGAACGACTGTGAAAAGCCTAGCACGGTCAGGCCTTCCGCCTGAAGTTGCTGCGTCAGGTAATGGGCGTTGTGTGGGTCGCAGAGAATCTTCGCGACCTGACGCTCCTTCGCGAACGCGAGGATGTCTCGCTTGATGAACTCGTAGTCGCACGTATCTCCCGGTGTCATCACCAAGCCTGTCGACGCGTCTTTCGCCCAGATCGTGTACGGCACCTCTTCTTTTCGCTGGTGTGCGTTGTCAGCGGGTATCCAGAACCTGAACAGGCAGTCGTAGACGTCGTCGTGGGCCTTCGAGACCGCCACCAACGCGTTGACGTCCCATGTCTGGGCGAGGTCGAGCCCGCAGTACCAGACGCGAGACTTGTCGAGGTGCCCAGACTTGCCCTTGCACTTCTCCCACTGGGTCAAGTTCACGAACTTGTTCTCGCCGTGCACCCAGACGTTGAGTCGGTACCGCAAGAAGCCGGCGAGTTTCGAGCCGCCCGACCGCTCAGCCTCAAGCACGTCGGCCTTGAACGTCTCCTCGTCCATCGTGACGCCGAACGACGGATTCGCGGCACGCCAGACGCTCGGGCTCCTGTAGTCGTCGTCCGTGGAGGCCGCGCGGACGTATGCGAAAAACTGCGAGTCGTACGACGGGTCTTCCATGACCTTGATCGCCTGATCATGCAGTTCGTAGCCGATCGAGTCTCGGTCGACTCCGGCTGTTGTAATGGCGAGCACGAGGCCTTGACTTCGAGAAATCGAACCGTAACGGACGGCGTCCCATAGCGCCCTGTCGCGGCTCTGATGTATCTCGTCATAACAGAGCGAGTGGATGTTCAGGCCTTCCTGCCGGCCGGCGTCCGACGAGATCACCCGCCAGAAAGAGTTCGTCGGGACGCACGCGATCGTCTTGCGAGAGTCGACGATCTCCAGCATCGACGACAGGTATGGACTCGCCTGTACCAACTCCTTCATCTGCTTGTAGACGATGCTCGCCTGATCTCGCGAATTGGCGGCGCCGAAGCATTCAGCCGATGGCTCGCCGTCTGCGACGAGCATGTAGAGGCCGATACCGGAGAGGAGGGTCGACTTGCCGTTTTTCTTCGGCACCTCGATGTACCCGACACGATACTTTCGCGTGTCTGAGTCAGTTCGCATCCACCCGAAGAGTTCCTCGATGACGTCATGCTTCTGCCACGGCAGCAGCGTGAACGGCTTGCCGGCGAAGCGACCCTTCGAGTGGATCAGAAACTTCTCGAAGAACCCGACCGCGTGCGCGGCTTTGGTCTCGTCGAAGTAGTACGGCTCGCCTTGTTCAACCGCCTCGTCGCGAGATATACGCGGCAAGAGGATTTTCGGGGGCAGAGGCACCGGGAGCCTTGATCGAGGAGCGTGCGGCGGGGGTCATGCCGAACTGTCGCTCGATCGCGAGCATGTCGGCCCGAAGAGACTTGATCAGCGTGGCCTCCGCGGTGATCTGGCTGTAGCCAGTCTGCGTCACCTGCGTCCAACCATGTTCCTTGCAGTGCGCTTCGAGCGAGAGCCACTGTTCGTACATCAGGCAGTAGCGCTGAAGCGGCTGCCGATCAGCCTGAGTGAACACGCCCATCTTCGAGAGCAGGTCGACCATCTCGTCCCACTTGTCGAGCGCGATTCCGGCAAGGCCAGCCGGCGGGTTGGGGTCAGCGGGCGGCGGCTGAGGCTCGTCGGCGTTCAGCGGGCGCTGGCCCGGGTTGCCGCGAAGAACCTTGAGCGACGTCGGAGTCGGGTGCCGTCCCATTTTGCCTGTTTTTGGCCTCGAAACCCCTACCCCAAAATTCTGCGGGCGTTCACGCTGTCGCGCAGCGTGGGGCTTGCGTTTGAAACCCCCGAAAAAACCGACACTCCCCGGGGGTGGGTCGCCATATGCATTCTCAGGCGTCGAAGTGGCGACGTAAAGTTCCCAACGCACATCGAGAAGTCGACGTTTTGCGATTTGTTTTCGATATGACTGGGGCTTCGAGGTTCTGCGCTCGCGACCTTGCAGGAAACATCGCGCGTTTTTCTTACGCGCGTTGCCCTCTGGTGTCGCGTCTCTCGCTGGCCCTCTCGGCCCTTGCCCTCTACACGCGCAGGCGCGAGTGCATGCCTGCCCGCGCGCGTGCGTTGCTTCGGAAGTTTGTGTTTCCCGGGAAAGCGATGGTGCGTGACAGATTTCTGTCAGAGCGATGACAGGGACCAGCGGGACCAAATTTGGATTTCGATTTTGGTCCCCCATAAGTCCTTGTCAGATAACGACTTACGTCACGAAAATGCCTCTGGGACCGGGGACCACTCGTGCGCACGCCTACGCGTGTGCGTGCGCATGCGTGGTTTTTTGGTCCCACAGCACTTAAACCCAATGCTGACAACGACTTAGGAGATACCAGATCGCTCAAAATACTTTGTCCCTTTGGTCCCTTCATTATTTGAGTTCTAACACCCCGATTTTTTCAGGCTACCTCGACACTCCCATCGACCTGATCAGGCCTCTCAGGGCACGCTGGAGCCCTCAGATCGCGTTTTGTCTTCTTCCCATGGCACCTCCTACAGAGGGTCTGTAGGTTGTCCAGCGAGTCTGCCCCACCTGCCCGTTTTGCCAAGACGTGGTCAACTTGCGCATCTCCACTATCTTCGCAAATCTTCCCACAGTGCCTACATTGCCAAGCGTCCCTGACGAGCACCTGACGTCGGAGCGACGACCATTCGGGGCCGCCATACCCTCGGACGTACGACGAGGGCCTCGCCTCGCGATACCGGGGCTTCTTCGCGCGATGGAACTCCAGTCGCTTGGGCATCAGACAATCCAGACGAGGAGTTCGCCTGCTCCGAACTCGCCGTACGACTCAATTCGGATCGAGTCGCCGTAACCGACCGAGATGGCTGTTTCTAGGCGTTCATCCAGTGTGGTGTACACCATGATGCCGTTGCGCTTCACGCTAGAAGAGAACACCCCTTCGAGTTGCCCGTACACATTGAAAGTTCCGGACTCCATAGCCGTGAATGTAATGTCGGACGTCGCCGAGCCAGTCATCTCGTCGCCGACCACGCCGCTCCCGGACCACCCGGAGGCAGTTGTTGTCACTCTGTTCTGTGGCGTGCCGGCTGGAGACTCTTCCCTCGAACCTCTCAGGAGAAGCATGTGGATCATTGGCTCTACCTCGTCTTGAGCACGGCGACTTGCGCCGTGCGGTGAAGAACCTGCATTCTCAGGCAGTAGCAGGACAGAAACGCGTCGATGCCAAAATGCGTGTCGATCGCGCCGATCGAGTACTCGACTGGGATTTTGTATCGGTAATCGTCAAACACCAAGACTCCACCGACCGACAACACCATCCACGCGAGCACTGCGTTTTCGAGCACGACACGACCGTCGTGATTTCCGTCGATGTAGACGCAGTCGAACTTCTCTCGCTGCGACACGAGCCCGAGCAACGCCTCGGTGATATCGCCCTTGACCGCGCGAGCACGCCCATTGACGTTGCCGGCGAAACGCCTTTCAACGGGCTCGCTCTTCCAGATATCGACGCACGTCAGTTCGTCGCCGGGCCGCATGGCATGTTCGAGGAACCATACGGCAGACCGCCCCTCGTGAGAGCCCAGTTCGAGGAACTTGCGAGTGCCCGACGGCAGCCGCGGCAGGACGACCTTCTCCCAGACGGGGATTGAGTAGGAGAACCAGTCGGCTGTGTACTCTGGCATTAGCCGTCCTCGTTCCTTGCGAGAAAGTACTTCATAGCGAGATCGCTGCTCTCTCGCGTGCTCCACACGAGAAGTCCGTCTTCTCTATGCATCAACGGGTACTCGCCGCCTTGCATTGGCGGCATGAACTTGTATCGCTCCTCGTATTTTCTATTTTCTCTTGTCCCGTGCCACCTGTGATACACAGTTCCTGACACATGACCGACTCTTGCTTTGAGTGACAGCATGTGTGTTCTGTAAGACTTGTACGAATCAGTCTCGGCAAACGCGTGGCTATCGCTCTTGGGAAGTCTCGGCACGCACGGCGTCATGGCGAAGACAAACGCCGCATCGCCGCCGCCAAGCGGATGCCGCTCGTAAAAGCCACCGCAGCGATTGAAAAAGTCGCGAGTCATGCCCCACGCGAAGCCCGGGTGATATCTGCCGAGAAGCGGCTGCTCGCCTTTCTCGATGGCGAACACAGAAGGCTCCCTCGCGAGTTCGATTCTTCCGTCTTGTGAGAGCCACGCGGCGTTCGTGAATGGCTGGATGACGTCGTGAGATTCGAGCGATTCGCTGACTGCATCGAAGATGTCGCGGCGAGTGAAGAAGATGTCAGCGTCGAGGAACAGGATTTTGCTGCGAGAGCCCATTCTCGCGGCCATGTTCCAGATATTTTCTTTCAGAAAGAGCACAGAGTCGCTCTCGAACAAGACACACTCGGCGCCGGGCGGAAGTTCGGCCGGCTTTTGCCCGGGGAGCGTCACCTGCACGACGACTGGCCGCAGGCCCGCCTCGATCACGGACTTGCATGTCTCGTACAGGAGCACCGGCGTCGTCTTCCATCCGGCCGGGTTGTAGTGGCACATAACAACGTCGAGGTCTCCTCGCGTTGCCTGCCAATAGCCGCCACCTCGCCTGCGGCTCGCGACTGAGATGAGGCGTTCTGCCGTATCGTTGCCGATCGAGAAGCCTCGCTTGGAAGCCTCTTCGACAACCCACGACGAGAGCCTCTCGTCCGAGTTTCCAGAGTCAGCGACGCGGATTCGCGCTTCGAGCGTCTTGCCAGTCAGGCGAGACTTCGTGAGTCGCTCGCATATCCTGCGAAGCCTGCTGCCAATCAACTGCTGACGCCGCAGCATGGCGTCACTCTCCATCTCGATGAGATCGGATCGTACAGGAGTTCTGCCTGATCGTTCTCCTGAAGAGCCCTGTCCGTCCCTGCGTCGAGCAAGAGCCTGTTGGCTGCATCGCTGCTGCTGCTTTCGTGATACAGAGTCAGGCTGTTTGTCGAGATATTGATGACTCGCAGGGCTTTGTTTGGCCCGCCGCCCGAGAAGCCGCTGATGAATCTGTTTCCGCCGCTGGCGACGACCCTCAGCACAGTGGCCGTGCCCGGAGAGTAGTTATTGAGCGTGCTTGTCGCCGTCACTGTCGCCCAGTGATATGGCGGGGCAGCCGGCTCGTCGGCGATGAGCCTCCATCGCTGGCTCGTGCTGTCGTAGAACGTCGACGCAGAGTCGTTCTCGGACAAGACTCTGTCGGAGCCCGTAAACAAAAACCTGTTCGTCGAGTTGCTGTTCGTGTTCGATGAACTCAAGAGCACGTTGTGCGTGCTGACGTTGACGAGCAGTTTCACGACGCCAGACACGCCGCCGGCAAGGCCCGTGATGGTCAGGCCCGTAGTCGGGTCGACACGCACGACGTCTGTCGTCCCTGCGTCGTAATCGTTGCTCGGGTTGCTGCTTGGAGACTTCGTGCCAATAGAAGCAGCCGTCGACCCGCCGCCTCCTCCTGAAGTCGAGATCGTGACGGCCCCCGTGAGCCCGTTGACCGAGACCACGTTTGCGACGTTCGTGAGGTCTGTGACGCTGGCGGCGAGGTGTGTGTGCGACGTACTTGCGGCAGAGACGTCGACATTGTTCAGGACGACGACGCCTGTCTTGCCATTGACCGATACGACATTGTTCTCGCCAGAGATGGCGATCGAGCCGGCGGATGTCGAGACGGTGATGTTTGAGCCGGCGACGACGCTCAGCGAGCCTGTCTGGCCGTTAAGCGACGAGACGTACACGAGGCCGCTCACGTCAGACGTCGAGTGCGTATGAACTGCCGGAGCGGCTGTCAGGTCGGTCACGCTGAGGACGACAGTCCCGACCTTCCCTTGCACGCTCGATACAGGCGAGTTCGCTGCAATCGCTGCCGTCAGGCCGCTCACGTCAGTGGTCGAGTGCGTATGGACAGCCGCCGCTGCCGTGATGTCGGAGATCGTCGGGATTTTGTGAACGTGGTCTTCCCGAGAAGCAAAACTTGACGTGCCAGCCGCTGCCACTCCAAGCGGAAGAGGAGTGCTGCTCCCGACGCTCACTCCAGACGTGCCGCCGGCCGCCTCGATCGTGATGCTGCCGGACGTCGTGTCACGAGTCAGCGTGATGCCGCCGCCTTGCACGAGCACTGGATCAACGACGCTGTATCGCGTCGCCCACGTCGCCGTGGTGCCGTCTGTCGAAAGAAGCCGATTCGCGTTGCCGCCCTGCTGCGGCAAGCCGTCGCCGGCTGCGATCTGGATGTTCGAGCCACTCGTGCTGACTGTGATTCCCTGCCCGGCGACCACGACGGGAGTGCCTGTGATCCCGTTGACGCTGGCGACGGTCATCAGGCCGCTGATGTCGCTCGTCGAATGGGTGTGTGCGACGCTCGCCGCCGACAGGTCTGCAACGCTGACGACGACATGACCTGTCCTCCCCTGCACGCTGACGACGGGAGAGTTCGCGGCGATTGCAGTCGCCAGCCCGCTCACGTCGCTCGTGGAATGAGTGTGAACCGCGGGGGCGGCCGTCAGGTCAATGACGCCGAGGACGACGATGCCAGTCTTCCCTTGCACGCTGGATACAGGCGAGTTTACGGCAATCGCGGCAGTCAGGCCGCTCACGTCGCTCGTGGAGTGTGTGTGAACGGCAGCCGCGGCCGTCAGGTCCGAGGTGCCGAGCACAACAACGCCGACTTTCCCCTGCACGCTCGACACTGGCGAGTTCGCGACGATTGCAGTCGTCAGCCCACTCACGTCACTCGTGGAGTGTGTGTGGACGACGGCTGCGGCAGTGATGTCTGCGATGCTGAGGACGACAGTGCCGACCTTGCCCTGCACGCTCGACACGGGCGAGTTCGAGACGATCGCTGTCGTGAGCCCACTCACGTCAGTCGTCGAGTGCGTGTGAACGCTGGCGGCGGCCGTCAGGTCGACTACCCCAAGCACCACAGCGCCAACCTTGCCCTGCACGCTCGACACTGGCGAGTTCACGACGATTGCGGTCGTAAGACCACTGACGTCGCTGGTCGAGTGCGTATGGACTGCCGGGGCGGCCGTCAGGTCGGCGAGACTGAGCACGACGCTGCCTGTCCTGCCCTGCACAAGGCTGACGGGCGGGTTCGCCGACGAGATCGTGATCCCAAGACTCGACGTGGCGATCGAGATGTTCGCGCCGGCGATGAATGGATTGACGCCGATGACGCCGACGATGTTCGTGGCTGAGCCATCGACGATGATCGCCGGGCCGATGCCACCAGACACGGTGACGTTAATGGGCGATACATTTGGAAGAATGACTGACATCAGTGCTCCAGCAAGATCGAGTCAACCATCGATGTTGTGGACCCCGCGAACACGTATCCAATCGTCGAGGCTCCGTCAGACTGCACGGCCGGGGCCTGAGCGTCAGAGTAGGCGTAGATTTCCCGGAGCCTGCCGATGTAATTGTCCGGCGACGCTGACCGCATGATGATCGCTGTCCTCGCGAACCGGCCGGAGCGAGTCTTGAGCCCGGTCGACGACGGCGACGTGATGAACTGCTGCGTCGGCGAGATATTGATGACCGTCGACGACGCCGGCGAGAATACTCCAGCGTGCGGCTGCGCGTCGCTCCCTGAGTTCCCAAGGAACACGGCACTGAACTGGCCTTGCCCAGTCCAGAACGACCCGCTGATGGCAGTCGTCCCGCTCGTTACGATGCCATAGAGAGCACCGTCTGTCTCTGAGTCCACTGTCGTGTCGCTCGACTCGGAGTCGATGATCGCGCCGGCAATGCACCCATATGTGGTGCCCGACGAGGTGTTGATCAGCACGGCGACCGAGTCTTTGGACTCCCATAGGTAGACGTTGCCCGCGCCTGCCGTCGTCGGCCATAACTTCCAGAAGCCGAAGTTTTCGCCGGACGTGAAAGGCGACGCGGCGTTCCATGACGTGAACGCTCCTGCGTTCTTCACGACGTTGACCATGAGCGTGTTCGCGGAGTAGAAGTCCGGAGTCCGCATCGTTGGAGAGGGCGTCGGCGTGTACGACGTGCCGCCGAACATGATGCGATGCGAGAGAGGCGACGTGACTGGCGTGACGTAGACACACTCCGTGGTGCCTGCCACCTGCACCTTCGTCCAAGTTCCGGCCGACCCAGAGCCGACAGTTCGAGTGGTGGCGTTGGCGTATTGGTTTTTCGTCCCGAGCGTATGGAGAGCGTCCATCACGCCGGCCACCGACGACACCGAAAAAGCCTGCGATCCGACGTATCGCCAATTCGAGTGTGCAAGACTCACGAGAGCGTTCCTCCGCTGACAAAAACCGGCCCGGACGGCCTGATATGGGCCGGCGAGTGAAAGAAAATGCCGACGCCGCCGCTGGACGGGGCGGGCGGCTGAACAGGCTGCGTGTGCGTGTCAGGCCAAGACCTGCCCTTGAGTTTCGTCTCGGCAACCTCACCGAGGCCAAAGACCCCAGTCACGCTTCCCGTCAGCGTTGCGGTCTTGAGCCCTATTCTTCCGGCAAACTTGCCACGCATCAGGAGATGTCCTCGTACGAGCAGATGCCCTGAGCCGAACCTGCACTGACTGCCGAAAGCCTGATCGAGTCGCCTTCTTCGAGGTACACTGGATTTTCTTTGGCGACGATCGCGATCGAAGACCCCAGCGGCACAGTCAGACCCTTGGCGAGGTGATAGGCGGTCGAGCCTCGATAGATGTCCGCCGTGACAACGGCGTCGCTCGCGCCCACAGACGACACGACGAGCGTGTTGACCTTGTAGACCTTGCCGCTCGCGGCAGAGTTCGACGTGATCGACGTGGACGTCGTCCCAACGCTCTGCACGTCTGTCTTTCCACGAATCGTCGTCGCGCTGACGATGTTTGGGTTTGCCATGCCTCAGCCTCCGAAGACCAGCACAGGCCACATCGATGCGGCCACTTGGTTTGTGTTCGACGCCGCCGAGATCGTCAGGGTTGTCCCGTCCTTCGCCACGCCGACGTTGCTGCCGGCGACGATCGAGACAGCCCCCGTGATCTCGTTGACTGCGAAGTTGCCGGCGAGCCCTGAGATGTCGCTGGTCGAATGTGTATGAACTGCCGGAGCGGCCGTCAGGTCCGCTGGAGACAGGGTCACGGTGCCAGTCTTGCCCTGCACACTGACCACGTTCGCGAGCGTCGTGAGCCCGCTGATCTGGCTCGTCGAGTGCGTATGCGTCGCCGGCGCGGCCGTCAGGTCAGCGACCGAGAGCGAGACGGCGCCGGTCCTCCCCTGCACGCTGACCACGTTCGCAATGGTCGTGAGCCCGGAGATATCGCTCGTCGCGTGGGTGTGGACGGCAGCCGCGCCAGTGAAGTCGACAATGGAGAGCGTGACTGTCCCGGTCCTGCCCTGCACGCTGAAAACCCGCGAGTTCGCGACGATCGCGGCCGTCAAGCCGGTCACGTCGGTCGTCGAGTGGGTATGGACGACCTCTGCGTAGGAGTGCGTATGCGACGCCGCCGCGGCAGTGAGATCGGCCAGCGTCAGGACGACAGAGCCAGTCCTGCCCTGCACCGAGGCCACGGCCGCGCTGTATCCAGAGATATCGCTGGTCGAGTGCGTGTGAACTGCGGGTGCAGCGGTCAGGTCTGCCACAGAGAGCGTGACGGTCCCTGTCTTCCCCTGCACTGAGAAGAGTCGGGCTATTTCGCCCGAAATTACGATCGAACTAGACGAAGTCGAGACCGTGATCCCGACGCCGGCGACGATGGGGTTGATCCCAGCGACGCCAACGACGGACGTCGCCGAGCCGGTGACGATGACGGCCGGGCCCACTCCGGCGGACACCGAGACCTGAATGGCAGCGTCTTGAGTTGTCTCGACGGGCACGTCACGGACTCCTGACGGACACTGTGCCACTCAGGACAGTCCGGGTGATCAGGCCCGGTGCCGTCCATCGCATGAACCACCTGTAGTTGCCCGTGAGGCTCAGCGACTGCGTCTGTGACTCGTCGAGCGACAGATTGATGCGGCCCTCACTCAGCGAGACAACCAACTGAGTGAACTGCATGACGTTGTTGTACGCAGTCACGTTCCCCCCCGAGACGCCGAGCACCTCGATGATGCGAGTCTCGAAGAGATACCCAGACAAGTCTTGATCGAAGTCCAAGAGCAGACTCAGTTCATCGCCTTGGACGAAGACAACGTCCAATGTGTCGGGCAAGACAGAGTAAACAGCCAAGACCTCGCCTCCGTGCGTTGCTGTTCACAATACCGCACGAAGCAGCATGACCCTAAGTGTCTCGCCCCCGCCAGAAAGCCCACGCGCCGGCAAGCAGTGGCGGCGCCCAGATGGCCCACGCCTGCGGGGACGCGTATCCGAGACTGCCGGCAGCGACCATCGCCAGCACGCCGACGACTGCGCCGGCTGTCTTCCATCCGAAAGAAGAGAGCAGAGACGCGACGGCACCGAGGAGGAGCGTTGTGCCGACGATCGCAGCGACGAGAAATGCCAACGACTCCATGGTCACTCCAGACTCCCAAGCCTCGACGCGTACTCCCCGGACAGCGACGCGCGATAGTGTCCGTATCCAAGCATTACGGCAGTCAGTTGCTCCAGCGTGAGCGAGTGCGGCCTGCCGTCAGAGTCGATCAACGCGGGCACGTCGAAGCCCGCCGCGGCTGCTTCCTTCGCCAAGACGAACGCGCCGGTCAGGAGCGTCACGTCCTCTTGTCGAAGGCCTAGACGAAATCCGAGTCCGGGCACTTCGTAGCCCTCGCCGATCTTGGACTCGAACCAAGATTCGACGTCTGCTCTCTGCCGCTGTCGATCAATCGCCTGCTTCACCGTCGGGTCGAGCCGCATCTTGCTCACGTTGCTTCGCCTCCTGCTCCTCGAACCACGCTGCCGCACCGATCCCGTAGCCGTCGGGCTCTGAGAAATCGCAATCCCACGCCTCGCGGTACTGCCCGTCTGGCAGTTCCGAGTCGTCCACGTAGACGTATGGGAGTCCAGCGGGAACGTCCTTTCTCGCTATGTCCTCCAGCGACAGCGGGCAGTTGGCCGCTGGGACAATTACCCACACCCCTTTGTCGGGAGGCGGCGCTGCATGAACAATTACGGTCGCCATACTTCGCCTAACTAACTGCGATAAACGAGCATTCCGCCATTGCGTCGGATGCCGAAGGCACGCCCTGCCCGCCAGATGACACGATATTGATGTCTTGATATGTCGCCCTTCCCGACACGACGTTACGCACGCCCATTCGCATTGTTGTATTTGTAAACGTATCGGTCGCATTGCCGACGTTGCCAAGACACGCAAGATGATTTGGAATACTGGTAGTGAAATTGACGCGATACTTACCAGCCGCGCTGCGGTAAGTGATGCTGCTGACATTCCCGCTACCCAGTAGCGTTGGGGATGTCGAAGCGTCGAACTTTGCCCACGCCCGCACAAGAAATCCCGGCGTGCTGTTGTGCGTTATCGCGCCGCTGCTAGCGATCGACATTAGCACGTTATTTGCGATGACGAAGTCGATCTGCGTCTCCGCGCCGACCGTAAAGGAGGTGTTGTTGTAGACGCCGGGCCGCCCCCACGCTGCGCCTACCCTGACGTAGGTGCCAGTACCCTCTGCGTTGTAGACGGCCGTGCCATAATCAGCGGTGAAGTACGTCACGCGGTCGCTAGTGCCGCCTCGCAGGTAATAGCCGCCGTTGGCCGGATTCACCCAATATCCGGAATTGTCACTGTCGTAGTAGATCGGCGCGTACATGGCGACGGCCGATTGCCACGACCCATCGTCGTTGCACCACGACCCCCACGCGCCCGCCTGCGTGAGAAAGCCGATGCGGTTGCTGTTGCAGTGGAGGATTCGTTCACCCTCGTTACTGTCCCGCATCGCTATCGTCGAGAACGTCGCCGTGTCGCTTTTGCCCACGTAGAGGTACTCGCCAAACACTTGCAGCGAGTCGATATTCATGCCCGCAAAGCGACTCGTGCCGTTTGGGTCGCAGTAGTACGCAGCGTTCTGAGAGTCGTAGTAGATCGGCGCATACATTGCCGTCGCGGATGTGATAGCCGAATCGGCGTAAAATTGCTTGTTGTTGTAGACCCGCACGTAGGTGGAGTCCGTCATCCAGATTCCGCCGCCGTAGGTCTGGCTGAACCAACCTGATGTCCCGTTGGACCGAAACCAGTTATCGGTGTACACCGTGTTGAATGTCGGCCCGTACCCGCTGGCGTTGACGCCTCGCGAGCACACGGTGTTCAGCGTCTCGCTGTTCGCAGTGCCGGTGACGCTGATGCCCCACGTACCGCTGGCGCCACCGCCGGTCAGTGTCGGCGCGTAGGAGTTGTAGTTGCCGCTGTGAATGAAGCGGACCCATGAGCCCCATGTGCCGCCCTGCACATTGCGCGACCACAGTTCGTTCGCGTTGTCCTCCCACCCCCACGCATTCTGGCGGCCCCAGTAGTTGGAACCGTTGCTGTGCCGCATGTTCTCGACGAACCACCACGCACCTTGCGGACCACCGGCAGACATTTCGCGGAATGCTCTGTTGTGCGTAGGTGTCTCGGTGAAGTTCGTGTTGAAGTTGTTGGCCGTTCCGGACCCGACTTGGTACGTGCAGGTCGTCGCGCTGCCAGCGCTCCC